GTAGAGGAAGATCTACGGAAGAAATTAAAAGAATTAAAGCTAGATAGAAGTAATTCAAGAGTGTTAAGTCAAGAATTATATGACCGTATGGAAACATTATATGTTAGAGGGAATAAAATGGTAGATATATCAAAAACCTTGTTGGTTTCTGATTCATGTATTCGTAAATACTTGCGGGATCATGAAATTCCGCCCCATACCATTAGTTATTCTAATAGAAAATATAATAGAGACGTTCATTATTTTGACATTATTGATTCTCCAAACAAAGCTTATATTTTAGGGTTGCTATTCGCAGATGGAAACAACTTGCCAGATCATAATGCTATAACCATAAGTCTACAAGAGCAAGATTATGAAGTATTGGCTAATATTCGTAAAGAGTTATGTTACGAAGGCCCACTTCGTTTTAATGCGCTAAACGATAAAAATAGTAATTATCAAAATCAGTGGACATTGGTTATTAATGATGAGCATATATCCGTCCAACTAGAAAAGCTTGGTGTTATAAAAAATAAAAGCTTGGTTTTAATGTTTCCTACATGTGTGCCGAATAAACTATTAAGACACTTTGTTAGGGGCTATTTTGATGGAGATGGTTGTATTTGGTTTGATATTAATAGAAATAAATGTCAAACACAAACTTGCGGTACGTTAGATGTTTGCACTCACATTAAAGAATTAATGGAAATTATAGGGTGTGAATGTTTTATAACTCATCCAAGTCAAAGTGGCGATAATAACACTTTTTTAATTCGAACAGCAGCCAATAAATCTAGCTACAAATTCCTTTCTTGGATGTATGACGATTTACGATCAGAAGATATTCGGATGGAAAGAAAATATCAAGCGTATTTACAGTTCAAAAACAAATATAATTATCAAGGCAATACTAAATCTTCTATTGTGTAACGAACGATAGAAGTAATATAACAGTTTACTCCCAAAGTACACATTTAGCAGAATTAAAAGATCTTCTCTCCTCTTGGAAAAAAGAGCAACGGCGTATGATAGCTGACAGAGGATATATCCATAATGCTTATGTAAATATGGAAGAATTAACGACATGATTGAACATAAGTATGGTTCTTTTACCGAAGAACAATTTAATGAATATAAAAATCAATTACATAAGAAATTATTTTGGTTACTTATATACAAAGATCCCGCCACTAAGGATCAGTTTCCAAATGTTGACCAAGCTAATTACGAACAGTATTTTTCACATATTATGCACGAGATTGATGGTCTGAACAGCATCCTCTCTTATCCTGTTGAGATATGCTCGATGATCAGCTTGTTAGAGAGTGCTTTACATGAAACTCAAAAAGAGATTTTTGAATATAAACCATATAGAAAGTTAATATTAGATGCACATGCCATGATTGATAAAATTCAATGTAAGGATGGTTCTCAGTCAAATGAACATTAATGATTACACCCATTTTTTGCGTAATAGGGGCAATAATCTTGCTCAGATACGCAGACAGCAATCTGATGCAATTATTAATGCTACGTGGACTGGCGATCCAACGTATAAGCGTGTGTATATATTAACTAAAGATGGATGGAAATGGGAAGATGTAAAGTATCAATATCATCAGTCACAATCAGTTGCAAAAGATAATGTTGACTATTATCTGCAATTCAGGCCAGGAGTTCATTATCCTATTGGAAGTTACGTGTTAATTCCTGATGATACAAGCCCTGAACTGAATTTATCAACCAGTGAAATAGCTAATCCTTTTACACAACCCATTGAGAGAAGAACTCAATGGTGGTTGATTGTTGATAGGGATAATCAAAATGCATATGTAAGATATAATGTTCTGCAATGTAATTGGAATTTTCAATGGGTCTATAACGGAAAAATTGAAAGTATATATGCTGTGGTTAGATCTGCAAACTCTTATACAAGTGGTATTTGGAGGGCAGAAATGACGATTACTCTTGATAACCTTACTGGGTTTTGGTCGCCAGATACATATTCTGTATATGGTGATAAGTTAAAAGAACTTGGGTTATCAGATACACGGACAATTGCTCATGATCAAAGATTTTTGTTAACTACAAATGATCTGGATCCTAAAGCATACGCAGTAACTAAAGTAGTGGAAGTATCTCCCGTTGGATTGTTTAAATTCTCTTTAAAACAAGATGAATTTAATCCAAAGAGGGACAATGTTAAACTTCGTGTTTGTGACTATTACACAAATATGGGGGATATAAAATTTGATGTTCTTGAAGACAACTTGGCTGATAAAGAATTTTCTATTGTTCAGATGTTTATTAACGAGAATGAAGAATTAATAGAAAGTGAGGTCGGGCCGAGTGCTTCGGTACAAATAGGAAACATTTCTTATTATCAAGCAAAACTTGGGTATGACAAAGTATCTGCTGTATGGAATATAGAACTTCTTGATCCTCTGGATAATTTTGATGAGGAAGAGACTAAGCGTCTGGAGGGGTTAATTAAGCTAACGGTTTATGAAGATAATATTGTTGCAGTCAAACCTTCAAAAGCAAATAGCTTGGTTGGCAAGAGGTTCAAACTTACAGCTAGTCAGAATAATGGTAATTATAAAACATCGATAAAATGGGAGGTGGAAGCTGATGCAACGTGATATTAGTAATATTAAGCGAGACTTAGAATCCACCAAGAACAACGATATTATTTATAGAAAAGCAGTTATTGAGCGTGTTTTTAATGAAGACCCCGATTTAAAAGAAGTCTTAGGTGTTCGGGATAAAAGACCTCTAAATAAATTTCAAGACGAAGAGCATCCCACGATTCAGGAGTTGGAACTTCGTCAAGAGATTGAGGAATATAATAAGCGTATCGAGTCAAAGCGGATTATACCGTATTTGAAATTAAATGGGGTTCAAAAAGAAGTAAATAATTTTGTGATGTTCGATATCAGAGACTACGATGTTTCATATACTAATAAAATAATCAAGAACCAGCAAGTGGTTGTAATTTGCATGGTCCACGAAGATGATATGACTACAGAATTCGGCATTCAAAGGACAGATTTATTGTCGTATATTGTTAAAGATTTACTTCAATGGAGTAATGTAGCTGGGTTACAGTTAAAATGTATTTCTGACTTTGATGATATTATTGATGATAGATATTATGCTAGAACATTAAAGTTTGAATCGCAGCTTCCAAATACAATTCCAACTCACATGGGGATGAATAATAAGTATGACAGATTCCCTTAAGGAACAGGCCAAGCAGGCTTTAGAAGCTAGGCGTGAGGCTAAGAAGCAGGCCGCTGAACAAAAAGTGAGTCAAAGTTCTAATGCGGTTGATGCTATTATGCAGTCTCAGGCTAGGCAGAACAAAAAGAAAGCTGATACGCCTCAGTTTGATATAGACCGTTTGCAATTATATTTGGGAGAACCTTTTAAACTTAATGAAAAAATAACTGTATTACAACCTACGATTGGGGATTTAATTAGATTTGGTGAAAAAGAAGCTTATAGCGTTGTGCATGTCTTTACTGCTAATACTACTTCATACCGTATGATCTTGTGGGACATGGGCGTAGATTGGTGTAAGATAACTGATTTTGAATTATTTCAGATGTTGTGTCCAACTTTGAGCCAAGCGCAGACATCTTTCTTATTTGGCGATATTGATTTTTCAAAATTGCAAAGATATCAGAAACAAATTGGCGAAGATGTGAGCATTGTTTTATATGACCCAGTGCAGGATCTGGAGATAGATGAAAATATGTATAAGAAGTTGGCATGGTATGTTAGAAGTATGTTTAATATATTCCCAAAGATAGAATTTGGTAAAGGACGAGCAACCAAAGAGATGTTAGTTGATGAAGATAGGTTGAATTATGAAAAGCATAAGAATGATCCCTATGCTTCTACTCTTTTGCCATTAATATCCACTTGTCTAAATCATCCTGGATTTAAATATACCAAATCAGAATTGGTTAATGTCGGTATAGTTGAGTTTATGGATAGTGTTCAAAGATTACAAATATATGAATCAACCCGTGCATTATATACTGGAATGTATTCTGGTTTTGTTGATACAAGTAAAATACCTAAAGAACAATTTGATTTTATGAGAAATGCTTCATTAACTTAAATATAAATATTCCAAATGGATTTTTGTAGATAGAGCCTCTGGCTCTTTTTTTATTTAAAAAATATAAGGAGGTACGAAGCTATGGCTTTCATGCTTGGTGAAGTAATCATAGACCGTGTGCAGTATGCATATGGCGAAAAGAAAGAACAAGATGGAACTTTTACTCCCGTGCTGCTGATGTCGCAGCTTAGCGATTTTACCGTAGATATTAGTGCTGAAAGTAAGGATGCTGTTGATGCTCAAGGAACTCTGGTTAAGCGTTTCTGGCAGGCCAAGACGGGCGAAGTAACGGCTACAAACGCAATGATCAACTTCTCCTCTATTGGTGCGCAGAACGGTACTGATCCTGAACTTGCAACAACCACTAATGTAATTAAGATGCCTAGAATTGTGGCCGTTAAGGCTGGAACTACTCTTCCGATGCCTGGTTATGATGGTGGCGAAGTCAATGTTAACGCTATGAATAATTCTGGCGGTATGGGTAAGTCGTACACACTGTCTGATTTTAATATCACTGATGGCACTGGCGATTATGCTGGTATTAAGGTCCTTACTCCCCCCGATGATCAGGATGTCGCACAGTATCTCGTGAAGTACGAAAGAGAAGTTACTTCTGGTGCGAGACTGATCAATGAAGCGGATAAGTTCCCTGGAACAATTGTTCTGACAATTAAGGCTCTTGCCATCGATCCGTGCGACGTTAATACACTGAAAGCTCTTTATGTCAGATTTCCTAGCTTCCAGATCAGCCCTGAACTTTCTATGAGTCTGACCACTGATACTACGGTTGACTTTACAGGAAGCCTTCAGGCTGATTATTGTGGTGGAACTGAGAAGACGTTGTACCAGATGTATTGGGCTGACGATGATTCTGAAGAGTAATTATTTGTTATACATTGTAATAAAAAAGTGGGGGTTATGACCCTATTAATAAGGCGGGCATTTTCAGCCCGCCTTGTGTTGTATCTAAAAAGTTTTTGCTAATAAGGAGGCTTGATGTCTCCTATTTTATTCGAAATAAAAGGAGACATATAATATGAAAATATTTAATAAAAATAGATCTTGTTTAGTTTGTAATAAGAAGTATGAATTTTGTCCTACAGGATGTAAAAGAAGTATTAATAAACCTTCTTGGATGGGAATGTTCCATTCTGAAAATTGTAGGAATATTTATTATACTTGTTCTAATTATATGATTGGTAAAAGTATTACTAAAGAGCAAGCGAAAGAAGAATTAGAAAAATTAGATTTATCAAATATTGATAAACAAGATTTTAATCCGAGGATTAGAGAGTGGGTTAAAGAAATTATCGGTGATTCTAAGGCGACAAACGTTGATCTAGAAGAAGAGCCAAAAATAGAATTTGAAAATGAATTGAATGATGAGGAGCCTGTTGGGTGAATCATTTTGTAATAATTAGTATTTGACGGTAGAATGTATAAGATATAGTATTTAGATCTTATACTATAAAAGAAATTGAATATAATACGCTTTTTAAGGGGTGTGATTACTGTCGAATACAAAGTCGAAGTAGTTGCACCCCTTTTTTTGACCAAATAATTATTTGGTGAAGGAGAACAAGGAATGATATTTACAGGTATTGAAGAATTTAAACGTACGAATATGGAATATGGTTTAATTTTGGCAGATCCACCTTGGAATCAGTCAAGAGGTGGTAAAAAGAACTCAAGGAAAAATTCAAGTGGTAAACCGTTAGATTACAAAACGTTGTCTCTGGAAGACATTAAATCTCATTTATCAATAGCCACTTTAAAAACGTCAGAGAACGCGATTCTATTTCTCTGGACAATAGATAAATATTTATTTGAAGCGCAGCAATTAGCTGAATCTTTGGGATGGAAATTACATGCTCGAATGGTATGGGATAAGGTTACTGGGCCGCCTGCAAGTTTTGATATTAGATTCGCTCATGAATATTTGCTCTATATGTATAAAGGTAAGTTTACTTCAGCTTCAAAACAGGCAAGCGGGAAATATTCTTCTGTCTTTAGAGATGATTCTCATATAAAGCGTAGGCATTCAGCCAAACCAGAAATAAGTTTTCAAATGATTGAAGCATTGTATCCAGCACAAAAAAAAATAGAAATGTATGCCAGAAAACCCAGAAAAGGATGGGATTCTTTTGGGGACGAATTGGACAAAGGAGGTGCGGATGATGAAGTTCAAATCAAATCTGCAACCCCGTGATTATAATGCGAATGAAGTTTATAGGATTATTAATCCAGAACAAGCTAAACGTTTTATGAAACATAGATGCTTCCCCATTGATATTTACCCAAGTATGGATCGTCATGGTGAAAGCATTATTGTTTATGTGTTTTTAAAAGAGGATTCTGCTGAGTTAAAGCAGAAATGGGATAACTATGAATTGGATTAATAGGAGTAAATGTTATGGAAAATAAGGATAGCTATAAGGATCTTAACAAGCATACGATTAAACGAATAATTAAATTCGTTATTGCAACGCTCTCCTCTCCAACCACCTATCTATATAAAAAGCCTGGAGAGTTGGAGTTCAAGTTTATGAAAGATATTGAGAAAGCAACTAAAACTATGAGTCGTGAGGACGCTGACTATATTGTAAAACAATACCATTATTCAACTGGAGATAATGAGTTTGAATTGGTTGTTATTCCGCTTCTCACGGAGTTTAGTCTAATTGAAGAATAAATTAATTGGAGAACTTAGAATATAAGGATAATGAGGAGGATCAACATGAAGATATTAACCGAAGCTACAAATCAAGGTCATTTTATAATAGATAAAATTGAACTGAATATGGGTAGTGATTCTGTGACGATAGAGAATATTGTGGACTACTCTATTAACTATGATAAGACTGGTACATCCTATTTTTCAGTTACTATTATTGGGATTGTACCAGAACTGATTAATGCAAAACAGAGGATTAGTTATATTAAGCTGTTTGGAAACCTATTGGAGTTTTCAACGGGTAAAAAGGTCAATGCCATTTGGAATATTCCATGTGACATGAAAATGGAGGATATGGATGTTGATGGAAACACGGATGATGTGCATCTGAATATGTATGTAAATTTGTCTGGGGATATGTGGTAAGGTGGCGAGTGAATGGAGAAACAAACATTAAAGCTCACAGTCCATGATTTTATATCAGTCAACCACTATCTCGCATACCGAGTAGTTTATAAAAATGGAAAGCCAACGGCAATGTCATATAAGACGGCGGAGGCTAAGAAATTTCAAAAAGAATTTACAGAATACGTTAAGCAGCAGGTTAAAGAACAAGGCTGGGTTATGAGTGATAATCCGTATCAGCATTATTATGTTGATGCGGTTTTTTATTTCCCAAGAATAGATATGGACTGTTCAAATTATGATAAGTGCGTAGCAGATGCTATTACAGATGCGGGTTGCGTATGGTTAGATGACAATATGATTTGTAACCGTATTCTTAAAGTCATGTATGATAATAAAAATCCCAGAATTGAATTAACCATATATCCTGTTGATTTCATCGGGATTTTTGACTCTCAGGAACAAGCTGACGAATTTGAGAATGTATGTGAAACGTGTAAAAGATATAAGAACAACTGCTCTATTCTGCGAAAGGCCCTGGAGGGTAGGATTCAGGATGATGTTACCGAAGATTATCTTTGTATGAAATATAAGGAGATTTAAGTATGAGTGTATGGACGCAAGAAGAAGAATCATTTTTATTAGAACATTCCGAAGATATGTCATTAAAAGAGTTAAGTCATTATTTGAATAAATCTCTTGGGTCTATTCGTGGGAAACGAGAGCGCATGGGATTAAATCAAAGGTTTAGACCTTTTACAGATGAAGAAAAAGAAGTGATTAGATCTTATTATTTGGCTCATCCAGATGAAATAGATATAGGTAAATTGGCGAAAAATATGGGAAGACAAAAAACCTCTATTAGTCGCTATGCACAAAAAATAGGATTAAGCAATAGTAAACGTTCTTTTACAGATGAAAGAAAACAAAAGATAAGTGAGTCAAATAGTAAAAGATATGTAGGGGAAGAAGGCGACAAATTACGAAATGTTTTATCCGCACAGTCAAAAGAATGGCATAAAAAACATGAGCATCCACAAGGTTTCTTAGGGCATAAGCATACTCAAAAAGCAAAAAATGCTATTTCTAAGGGACAATTACAATATAGTCGCTCATTAACACCTCAACAAAAACAAGATCGTGTCAAGAAGGCTAAAGAGACACGGCTTAAAAAAGGGGTTGATTATAATACCACTGTCAACGCTTATTCACGCTGCAAAGGAGGATATCGTCCAGATCTTTATCAATATTTCCGTTCATCTTGGGAAGCAAATATTGCCAGAATATTAAATGAGTTAGGAATTGAATGGAGATATGAATTTAAACGTTTTTATTTTATTCAGGTTGATAATGGGGTAATGAGTTATCAACCTGATTTTTATTTGCCTGATTTTGATAAGTGGATTGAGGTAAAAGGCTGGATGGATGAAAAAAGTAAAATTCGTCTTACTCGTTTTGCTAAAGAATTTTCAGAAGAAAATGATAAATTAATTCTGATAGATTCCAATTTTTATTATACGTTACAAGATGAATTTGATTATTTAGATAACTGGGAAAAACCAGGAAGTTACGTTAGATAGATAATTATGAATATCAGGAGGAACGCACTATGTTAAACGACAATCAAAATGTAGCATCTGTGAATGATTTTTTAAACAAATTTGATGCTGCTTTAACCGAAGAAGAACAGCATAATGTAGTTAGAGAAGTGGTGGTTAATGAATATGTACCATATCTTGCAAAAAAGGTAAGTCTTATTCCTGCAATCAGCGAATCTACAGTTCAGAGTGAGGGGACACTTCCGTATTTTGATGAAACGCTATTTAGAATTAATTATTTTATATGCGTTTTGATTTTATACACCCGATTAAATATTGAAGAATACTTAAAAGAGAACTCTCCCTTCGACCTGTATGATGAATGCGTTAAGCGAGGAATTACCATTACTCAGATTAGACAATTGATTGGTAGAGATATGGATGAATTATCTCTTATGGCTAGGGATTTGAAGCAAAATTGGCAACAGATGAATCGGGGAATGGATAATTTAGTTTATACACTTTATCAGAAAATGACAAATGTTGATTGGGGAGAGTTGGAAAAAATGATGGGAGAAAATATAAATTTTGCCACCATTATAGATGATCTTGAAAGAGAAAATAATAAAAGAGACGAGTAATTATTCGTCTCTTTTATTATGTA